GCGTCCAGGCGACCGGGGCCTCGATCGGTACCCGCACACGCCGCACCCGCCGCATGAGCGACACGGGATCATGGAGGCCGTCGTCGACGGCCGACCGCCAGAGCGCCAGGATCATCTGCCGTTTCGACCGGGCCGTGTTCGGCCGCACCGTCTTGCCGTAGTCGGCGAGCCACGCGGAGACGAGCTGCGAATCGAGTTCGTCGATCCGCACCGGATGCCCAGCCCAGCGGTCAATCAGCCGGACGGCGATCTCATACTGCCGGATCGACTGCCGCTCCAGCGGGTGCGTCAGAGCGTAGTGGGCAACGTAGTCGGCAAGTGTCTGCGGGTCAGTGACGCGGATCATAGATGCACGCCAAGGTAGTTCGCATCCATCGCGAAGGCGGCCGCTTCCTGCGACACCGTTGGTCAGGGATTCCAAAAAATGTAGTCACAATCAACACAATCCCTACAGGGGGACTGCCCCCCACATACCGCATCGGTCTACGGAACCGAAGGTTGAAGGTTCGAGCCCTTCCGGGTGTATTCGGCACCGCCGTTTCGAGGATAGATCGGCGGTCCGGTCGAAGCAAAAATTGGCGCAGGAGGGCCGCGAAATGGCGAGCGTGAGCGACAGACATGCCGGGGGCCGGCCACGGACAATTCGCCGGTGTCCGCTCGGCGTGAAGATCGAGCGGTTCGCCGATGCCGCTGGGATGCACATCGACCAGGTGGCGGATGCCGCGGGCATTTCAACGGCCACCCTGTACCGCATCCTCACGGGCGGGATCGCGTCCCCTCGCCTTGCCACCGTCAAGGCCATCGCGACGGCCCTCGGTGTGAAACTCGAAAAACTGGCATAACGACCGCGTTTTTCGATCTGCTACGGCAATGCGAAAACCGGTGTTGACATAGTTTTCGCGTTTCCGTACTCTCCCTCCCCGTGACGCCACTGTGGCCGTCACCGCGACGCTTCGGCGATCGCGAAAAGGAATCTTGAGGCGAGGGACTGCCACATGCCAGCACGCAAGGCTACACGCGTGGCGGCCCGTTTCACGGGAGCACGCCATGCGAAATCGAATCGCGGGAATCAGCACCACGTTTCAGCCCGGGCCGTTCGGCGATGGGCTTTTCGAAGATCGGGTGGCACTGGAGGCCTCCCGATGGACGCCGCGACAGCGGCGGCTCCGCAAGCTGTTTGCACGGATGCAACGTCGCCGGTTGCGACGACTGCTGCGGATTTCGGTTCCGGCCGCCATGGAGGGCGCGCCGGATGCTGAAGCTACGGCGGAAGACGGGCGAGCGAATCGTCGTGATACCGCCGGACTCCGGGCCTGTGCGGGTGACTGTCATCGAAGCGGACCGGGGTGTGGTGTGGATCGGGTTCGAGGCGGACGGCGAGACGGAGATCTACCGCGAGGAGATCTACCGCCGAATCCTTGCCGAGCGCGCTGCCGACCAGCGGCAGGCCCCGTAGCCGCCGCCTACACCGACCGCCAGCCGGGCGACGCGGAAGCTGCTGGGGCGTTCGCCGCCATGGCAGAGCAAGCGGGATTCGCACGCGGCGACGTCGTGCGGTTCACGGACGATTACCTCGGGTTTTCCGCGGAGCCGGCGCGGATCGTCAACACGCTCCCCGGCCGGCAGCTGCTCGTCGAGACGCTCGCCGGGCGCTACGAGGTCGTAATCGCGGAATCCCAAGTGATCGCGTGGGGGTGCCCGTGAGCCAGGAGCGACGCACGCGGGCACGGTTGAACGTGCGGCCGAATGTCGGGCCGCTGGCGGAGGCCGAAATCGTGCGGCTGGTGCGGGCGGTTGAATCGCTGTTTCGGAGTGAAGTGCTAGTCGGGCCAAGCACGTTCCGGCAAGACGCGATGGCCCGCGTGCTCGTGAAGGATCAAGCGCGAAAGGTGGCGGAAATCTTTCTGTGGAGCCAGTCGGAATGACTTGGGAAATGGCGGCTGATTTGTGTCTCGGGTTTGGGTTGGGGGTAGCCGTGACGTCGTTCGCGGCCCTCGTGACGGTGTTGTGGACGATTCACTCTTTCACCAAAGGGGATAGGTAATGTCGAGTGCCGAAATGACGATTGCGACACGCGAGCCCCCAAAGCGAAGCGTGCTGCTGGCGATGGCGAGCCGGTTCGGGATGGAGGCCGCCGCATTCGAGGCGACGGTCCGGGCGACGTGCGGGTGTGCTGGCGCGACGCGGGAAGAGTTCGCCGCGTTCCTGCTCGTGGCAAACGAGTACGGCCTGAACCCGGTGACGCGTGAAATCTACGCGTTCCCGAAAAAGGGCGGCGGCATTCAGCCCATCGTCGGGGTCGACGGGTGGATGCGAATGGCAAACGCTCACCCGGAGTTCGACGGGCTCGAGGTGGATTTCCAGCACGACGAAGCCGGGAAGCTGCTGTCGGCCACGGCCCGCGTCCACCGAAAGGACCGATCGCATCCGGTGGTCGTGACGGAGTACCTCGCGGAGTGCTACCGCAACACCGACCCGTGGAAGATGCCCCACCGGATGCTGCGGCACAAGGCCGCCATTCAGGGCATCCGCTACGCGTTCGGCTTCGCCGGGATCATGGAGCCGAACGAAGCGGAAGGGATGGTCGAACGGGCGACGCCGACGCCGGAACCGCGGGCCGTCCAGGCCTTGCCCATGCTGTCCGACGCGGAGCTGCACGCGAATCTGCCAGCCTGGGAGCGGGCCGTTACAAGCGGCAAGCGGACTCCCGACGAAGTGCTCGCGATGGCCCGCACGCGGTGGACGCTGACCGCTGGGCAGGAGGCCGCGATTCTGTTCGCCGGCCAGCCGGTTGCCGAGGACGGTGAGATTCTCGACGCCGTGCCAGCCGCACGCGGCGACGCGTGGGAGCCCACCGACGAAACGGAAGGGGGTGCCTGATCATGGAAACCGTCACCATCGCCCAGGGCTCGCCCGAGTGGCTCGCCCACCGGGCTAAGCACTTCAACGCGAGCGACGCCCCGGCCATGCTCGGGGTTTCGCCCCACAAAACGCGGCGGCAGCTGCTCGCCGAACTGCAGACCGGCATCACGCCCGAGGTCGACGCCGCAACGCAACGGCGGTTCAACAACGGGCACCGGCTGGAGGCCCTCGCGCGGCCGCTGGCGGAGAAACTGATCGGCGAGCCGCTCTACCCGGTCACGGGCACGAACGGCCGGTACTCCGCGTCTTTCGACGGTCTGACGCTGGGGGAAGAAACCGGCTTCGAGCACAAAGCCCTGAACGCGGAGCTTCGGGGCGCGTTCGCGGCCGATGCCGAACTGCCGCTGCACTACCGGGTGCAGATGGAGCACCAATTTCTCGTCTCGGGAGCCGACCGGATCCTGTTCATGGCGTCCGATTGGGATGCGGGCGGGAACCTGATCGAGGAACATCACCGCTGGGTGGAGCCAGACCCGGCCCTCCGCGAGCGGCTGATCGCCGGGTGGGAGCGATTCTCGGCCGACCGGGCGGAGTTCGAGCCGACGCCCGCGGCGGCCCCGTCGCCGGTCGGCGCGAGCCCGGAAACGCTTCCGGCCCTGCGGATCGTGGTGGAAGGGACCGTCCTCGCCTCGAATCTCGTGGCGTTCCGGGAAACGGCCATCGCCGCCGTCCGGAGCGTCAAACGGGAACTGTCCACCGATCAGGACTTCGCCGACGCCGAAATGTCGGTGAAGTGGTGCCGGGAGGTGGAAAGCCGGATCGACGCGGCCAAGGCTCACGCCCTGGCCCAGACCGCAAGCATCGACGAGCTGTTCCGGGCCCTGGACGCGATCACCGACGAAGCCCGGCGGGTTCGCCTGGACCTGGAGAAGCGGGTCAAGTCGCGGAAGGACGAAATCCGGGCGGAGATCGTCCGCGACGCCCAGCGGGCACTCGCAAAGCATGTCGGGCAGTTGTCGGCGGAGCTGGAGCCGCACCGGATGCCGGAAATGCGGGCGGACTTCGCGGCCGCGATAAAGGGTAAGCGGTCCATCGACGCCATGCACGACGCGGTCGACGCCGCCCTGGCCGCTGCCCGGATCGAGGCCGGGAGTGTTGCGGGGACCATGCGGGCGAATCTGGCCTTCTACCGGGAGCACGCCGCCGGCCGGGAGTTCCTGTTCGCGGACCTTCCGGCGTACCTGATTCGGCCGACTGCAGAGTTCCGGGAGTTTGTCGAAGTGCGGATCGAGAGGCACCGGCTCGCGGAGGAGGACCGCGCGGCTCGCGAGCGGGAAGCCCTGGAGGCGGCCGAAATGGCGCG